CCTTTGGCATTACTTCCGAAGCCCTTCCATTTGTCCAAAGTGAAATACGGAGCCACGCTGTTTTTCCACCATCCGACAAATCCAGTACCATTCCACCAAGTAGTCAGCTCGCCCCACTTTTTGTCGATTCCAGATTTCATGTGATCCCCGAACTCGTCCCATTTGGCTTTCGTGAAGTATGGCTCCACGTCGTTCACCCACCAATCGGCGGTCGCCTGAGCCCACTCATTTTTGGTTTTAATGAAGGATTCCTTCATTGTTGCAAGGTCATCTTTCAGGCCCTGTGCTGAATCGTTTCCCCATTTGTCTATGGCATCATACGCATCCTTGGAAACAAGTTTAATGCCGTCCCATACATCCGTCCACCATTCACCAAGCGCACTCCAAATGTCGCCTTTCTTGATGCCATCCCATAATTCCTGAGCGATTTCCAGACCCGTCATGTCGGGGGCTTCGTCGCCCATGAGAAGTTTGGTGAACCATTGCGAGCCCGCAAAACCGGCTATGCTAGCGCCAATGCCTCCTATGATGGATGCTCCAATCATGGTGCCGGCAGAAACAGCTCCCTCTCCCACCAAACCAACCATGTCAAGTGACAAGAAATTCCACAATCCTCCCGCTGCGGCAATTTCCGCTCCCGTGGTAACAAATGCGTTTTTGATGCCGCCAAAGATAAAACCAGATAAGGTTTTTCCGCCAAGGATCTTGCTTAACCCATCCCCGACAAGCTTTCCAAGCGGAGTAAATTTCAACAACAGGATTCCGGCTATAACAGATGTCTCTATAGGTGCCTCTTCAAAGGTTCCTTTGAACACCTCCCAAATCGCTTTGGCGATGTTGAGTTTTAGTTTGATCCATGATTTCGCCATGTCGACCCAATCAAGGCCAGCCAGGTATTCTCCAATGTCATTTCCAATGTCTTCCCACGGAACGCGATCAATCGCCTCTGAGAAGAAATCTACAATCCCTTTAACGAGGGAGGAAGTATCCTTACCGGCTCCAGACCAATCTCCATTAAACATCTTTTCGAAAATGTTTTTCAGAGGTTCCAATTTCGCCTCAATCCTGTCGGCAAATCCTTTTGCCCTGTTTTCGACATTTGAGAAAGCCTCGTCCCACACGCTCTGGTACCGAGCCAATGCATCTTCAAACGCTGCGTCAAGAAGTCCCTGAGAAATAGCAGATCCACTGTCAGAACCGCTATTATCCTCCGTGGATATAACATTCAGTTCATCGAATCCTTGCAAGTTCGCCTTTAAATTCTTTGCTGAGGCGTTCGCATCATCAAGTCCGTCTGCGAGATCATCTGTGTCATCAATCAGCTCACTAAAATCATAACTTGCACTGCCAACAGATGTGATTCCGCTCAGGTCTATGCCGAGCAGGTTGCCAATCCAAGTCACGAGCCTTTGAATGGCAATCGTTACTCCGTTCACAACGGGCAGAATTCTTGAAACCGCAGGAAGAAACAAATTGCCAACAGACCTGCCCAGGTTCTCCATGTTGCTCTGCAAGAGCCTCATCTGGTTTGCCGGTTGGTTTAATGTATCTGCAAGGTCACCCCACGCATACTTTGTGCTGTCAAGCAAAATGATCGTACGGAGCAAAGCCTTGTCATTCTGATTGAGATTCGTGATTTTCTCCTCAATGCCGAGGCTAAATAGTTTTTCCTGCAAATTGACGTTACGGATATTTACTCCGTATTTGTCAAGTGTCCTGCTCATTCCTGCAAGACCTGATGCCATGTCCTTCCAAACCTTGTCGAAATCCATGTTTTTCACGGACGCAAGGTCGCCACCAATCTCCGTTAAAGCCCGTGACAGTTTTACGGACGTCTCGGCGGTAACTCCAATAGAGCTCGACATCTGAGCAAACATGGCCTGATAATTCATCAACTGTGTCGGATTGATTCCGAGGCTTACTTCTCCAGTAGCGGTAAGTGTCCCGTTATCGCCAACCTGGTACCCAGTCATCTTAGCGGTCAGTTTTTTCGCTTTGCTTTCAAAACTTTTAAAATACTCATCTGCGGCAAGTTCGCCACCATTTGCTGCAGATTCAGCAATTTGCTGGAATGCCGCGTCGAAATAGTTCAGTGTCTCCACGTAATCCATGGACGCAGTTATGGATTCCCATAATTTCTTTGCGCTGCGGATTACCATAAAATAAGATGCGTAAAACCTTCCAATGGCGGCTGAAAGGCTGAATGTTTTCTTTGTGGTATTGCTCATTGCCCTTCCAACGCCGTTCATGGAGCTGATCATGGATCTTCCAGCTGTTCCAACTCTAGATCCCTGGGAAGACAAATTTGCAAGAGCATTAGTCATCTGGATCACATTCTGACTTACAGTTGGAGCCTGAGAAAGCGCGGTCATGAGGTTCATTAGTCCAGTTGTAAGGTCAGGAAGGTTTGTGATTGCCCTCTGAACTGCCGCACCGCCTAGCCTTCCAACTGCTCCAGCAAGTTCAACAACCTGCGCGGAACTTGCACTCGCGCCGCTAAGCGATTGGATAGATCCAGACAGGGCGTTGAACGCGTTGGAAGCGACAAAGATCTGATTTGTATTCAATGAAGACAGCTTTTCAATGTTCTTAGTTAATCTCGTAAAATCGGAAGTTTTCACGTTCGACAGCTGAGAAGAGGCTTGCGCGAACTTCGAAATTCCGTCTGCAAGCGCAGTTATTCCGCCCGACTGAATGCGGGAAAGCGCACCTTCCATACGCTCCAATTTACTAACCAGACTATTTAATTGTGCATTTGCCCGTCTTGCTTCCGACTCAACTTGTATTTCCAACCTGTCAAGGTCTGCCATTGCGCCCTCACCGTCCCATCTATTATTGCTCTGACGTTCGAGACGTTCCGACAACAAAAAGGCACCGCATGATTACGGTGCCGTGTTTTCAATCTGTTGTTTGTGATGTGTCCTGTTCCAATTTGCCCGCCTTGCCGCTTCTTGCGCGTAAAACTCCTTGACGGCCTTGTCATTTTCGTCATCTCTGTTATCCTGATCCGTTCCGATGTTTATGTTAATCGGGCCATCAGGATACTCATTTGCGGGCGTGCCTCTCGACTTAAACCATGTACTGTTTCCAATGGTTGCCATAATTGCCTTGGCTACATAAAGTCCGTTCAGCCACAAAAAGTAGTTTTCCTCATCCGTCTTCTTTTTGTGTGCAATGTCATATGGTTTTAAATCCCTCGGGCAGGACTCCATGAATTCTTTCATTGTAACGCCTATGGAGAGATAGTGCGGTAGTATCTCCTCATAAACTAATTCTTTGTAGCTTCTGTTTTCTCTGGAGATTGCTCCTCTGTCTTTCCCTCGGTTTCCTCCGCCTTCGTCCTCCAGAGACCTCCTAAAAAACCCTCGTTGCTAAGTTCATCCGTGAGCATAAGAAAGAGATCGAAAATCTCCCTGCTTTCTCCTTCTGGCGTCTCTTCCCTGTAGGCATCCATAATGTCGCCCACTTCCTTCTTGGTGCTTATTTTAGCACCTCCGGCAATTAAACCAACGTACAGAAGATCCCTGACACAATTAAAAAGCTTGACAACCTTTTCTGATCCCTTGCTCTCCTCATTTTTGAACAGGTCCGTAACTTCATCGACCTTTTCTAAAAGATCCGTGTCACAGATAGCATTGTAGTTGAATTTAATCCTATATTCCTTGCCATTAGCGTTTATTACCATAAGCTCAGTTCCTCCTTCATAAAAGAGGCCTCCCCAATCCTTCAAGGAGGCCTCTGCAATAAGTTCTTATTAGGTTGTTGCGGGCGGCGTAGTGCTGCTAGAAAGCTGCGTTGCCGCGCCTGGCTCCACGGCCGCCGATGGGTCTGGAAGATCTACGAGCGTGTTGCTGATCGTTACCTGTAGCACGTTTCCTACGCCATATTCAGGAGCCCCGACGCTCCCCGGCTCGACCACGTAGAAGTTCGCATAGGTCATTTCAGGGTGATACACCTCAAACCAGATGTGCAATCCAGACTCCTTCGCGGTATCATATGCGGTAAGCATCTCGTTCCACTGTGCCAGGAATCTGTCGCTGTAATTGAAATTTGTCGGCAAATCACCACCCGTGTCCTCGTGACCCTTAATGTACTCCTTCTTTTTGGATTTCAGACAGGTTGCGTCCAGTTTGTCAGCGGTAAGATTCACGCCACCAACACTGATACATTCCTCGATCTCCTTAAAGGAGGCGGGCTTGGTACCTGCCGTGGTCTCAACGCCCCAGCCAAACACAACGCCAATCGTTGATAAAGCCTTCGTAGCCATTGTTTACTCTCCTCTCTTAATTTTTCTAAGTGCGTCTCCAGACGCAAATACCCTTCTGTAACGAGCAACCCACCTTGCTACAGTGCCGTCCACATTGTCTATCTTTGCAGGACCATATATGCAGCGGAAGCCATACTCCAACATGAGATTTTTGGCATCCTGCATGATTTCATAGCAAAGAGCGTCGTTATAGTTGTTGCAGTAGGTTTGGATGGTGATCATCGGTTCCTGCGCGCTCTCTTCGTTCCTTAGCGTGTAGTCCGCTCCTGGAGAATCCGACAAGGCAATGTCCGTGTATGGATAGTCTTGATCTTTGGGAATCTTATATCTGCCAACCGTCGTTTTCTTCATCCTAGCCTTGAACATGGAATAAAATTGATTCCAGTTAAAACCCATGTCAACCATCCTCCCCGAATACTTCCCTGGCTATCATGAGCACCCTGCGACGAAGCTCCTCTGCGGTAAGGTACATCGGCATTTTCGGCATGATGCCCGTTGAATGGTGCCATTTGCCGTCCAAATCCTTGTAATACCATCCAGGCTCCGTACCATGCGTTCCTCCAGGAAAGGTTCCCGTTCCAACGCCCGGAACATTTGCAGGGTTCTGGGCACTCAAGCCAGCTCCGAATTCTATCATTAGTGACGGAGAGACCTCCGCACTTTTTATTCCTTCTTTTGTTTCCCATTCGCTTATGATCTTCTGCGTGTCTTCCATGTAAAAAACGGCTGAACAGCCGCCTTTTCTTGGATCAACCTCAGACGATAAATGAACATATTTCCCAAGGCCGCTTGTGCCAATCTGCGCCTGAGCAATCCTTATGCCCTCAGCCGTCAGCCGGCGACACAGCTCCTCGCATTTTGCGTCAAGCCCATCTTTGTACTTGTTGATCTCGTCTATTGCGGCCCTGACTTCTTTCGCGCTTAAACCAAAACTAATTCTTTTCATTTCGCGTCCTCAGCCCTCTTTCTCAGAGCATATATGACATTCGTCAGAGACCTCGCGATTGCGACTACAGAATAATCGGCACTTGCTTCATCAGCCGTTCCATCCTGTCTAATCACTGGTTCCGTCTCATACCACACAATGGATGTCTCCGTAATCGGAAGATCCATTATTGTCGTGCAAATGGTTTTGGAATAGTCGAGGTCGGTTCCAAACACGGCCACATCAGCGGAGCCCCTTGCTGCGGAAATGTTTACTGAGAGTGGCACGGGAGCCTCATAAACGGAACGCTCGCCAATACTCCTCGGAATGTGTCCTATTGCGGGATACAGATGCTCTCCGGGATATAATCCGTGGTGAGGATAATGTTCACCGTCAATCTCGTCCATGACAATGTTTTCGTGCTTGTCCGTCTCGTACACTTCGCGAATGCCGGAAAGAAGGCTGTAGTAAATGTTTTGCTTATTTTTTTGGAGACCTCTCATAAACTCGCCCCTTTCCTATCCGCAATATGCAAACACCCCGATCAGGCACTCGTTTCTGTTTTTCCAGGTCCTGTTTACGCCATTCTCGTTGTGAGTTTTCTGTCCTTCCACTCCAATTTGATTAAAGTCGTATAGGGCAAGCGCGCGAATGTTCACATAATGATCTATAAGGTCCTTCATTATCGTTTCCTCGGAAAAATCGGACGGGTAACAGCGTTTCATTTTTACCTCGCGAAGCGCTCCCTTGATTTTCGAGGACAGGCGTGCTTGGTCTCCTTCGCTCAGGTCGCCAATCTCTGCGGACAAATCCGCAAATATCTCATTGATCAAAGTCTGCTCGTCCATCCCCATATCACCTACGCTTTCTTGGTTTTCTTGGGAGTTTTCTCTTCAACGGTCGGTTCCGCGGGGATTTCCTCCTCCGCAGGCTCATTTTCAGCCGCCTCTTCTGCCTCTGAAACTTCTTCCGCTTCGGGAACCTCCTCTACTGTTTCCTTCTTTTTTTCAACGGTCGGTTCCGCGGGGATTTCCGTCCCCGCGGGATACCAAATTCCGTTATGTTCTACCATGTACGGATATACAGCCATTATTTTCCCTCCATCACTACTAGGATACGGTCACTTCGCAGGATGCGGTATAAACCTCTCCGTTGTAGGTTACGGATGCGGTAATGGTAGCCTTGCCAACCGCCACGCCAGTCACGGTGCCATTGGATACGGTCGCCTTGCTCGCGTCAGAGGACTTCCATGTAACAGTGCCGCCTGCTGGAACGGTCGTAGCGGTCAGGGACGCGGTATGGCTTGCGCCAGATGCCGCCGTAACTGTAGCGGTGCTCTTATCCAGATACACTCTCTGGATAACCTGCAGCACGAAGGTTGAATCCATCTGCTCATAGGAAGGCAGAACAATCTCGGACGCGATTACGGAATCCTTTGCGGGAGGACCGTACTCCTGCTTCGTCGCAATGGCAATGCCCTTGTCGTAGATCGCTACGTCAACGTCTGTTACCTGTCTTGCGGTTCGCTCCTCAGGAGTGGTACCGAACCAGGTCTTGCCAAGTGCTCTGTCGGGAAGCAAGGTAATCTTGTCATCGGGATAGAAGTAATGCTCGGTTTCGGCCTCGTCCTTGAACATCTTGTCATACAGAACGATGGTCAGTTTGCATCTGTTCTTGACGATGGCCTTCACATTGTCATCATCAATAAGAACCGTGCCATTAGGCTGGTAGGCAATAATGGCCGCCCTGACCTGCGCGTTGTCGAGCAGGTACTGGAAGGTATTGCTGTTCATAAGTACGTAAATTGCCGTAATGCCCTTCTTCTGGAGTGCCTTTCTCGCAGTGTTCAAGTCATTTAATGGCTTCGCATTCGTCGTGTCGCTCCACATGGAGGTACCAGACAGAACGGCGAAGTTGTTTGCCTTATAGCTTCCGTCGGGATCGTAGTTGTAGGAATACTGCACACCGTCCGACTCGATTCCGATCATGGGGCTTCCGCCGGGTGCGGAGAGCAGTGCCATTCTCATTCTCTCGGGAACTACAAGGGCGCCGCTAAGCAGGTTGTTGGTATCGTCATAGATGCTCTGAACGGCATTTGCGAGATACGGATCGTTCGCATCCTTGATGCGGTCGATCTCCTGCATGTCTTCCTCTGTTACCTGCATCTCCTCACGGAAAAATGCCATCTGGGTCTTCTCGGTCTTTAGACCCTTTCTTGCCCTGATTACGGGCAGCGCGTCAAAGTTGGATGGTGCCAGGGATACGGGCAGACCCTTGTGGGTCTTAATCCACTTAAGGTCAAGTCCGACCTTCTTGTCAGAAGGGAACCATCTAAGACCGAGATAAGGAATGTCGTTGCTTGCGTCATGGGTAGCTGCAAGTGCGATGGACTTAGCGTCGATTACGTCTTTAACTAACATATCTCATTTTCCTCCTTTACTCGAAAATAACGTTCTTAAGCGCGGACTTCGCGCCAGAATCGTAGGTGATGCCAGCGTGAGCCTCTGCAACGCTGGTGTTGATGTACCCCTTGGTAACGAGCGTTCCCTGGGGTCTGTCATCCGTCACGTCAAAAAGCAGAATTCCGAATGCGGAGCTGCTGTTCGCAATGGCTCCAGCGGAGCTAATCGGCGTACCTGCCTTAATGGTCTTAACGCCGTTTACGGCATCAACGCCAGAGAAATCCAAGGTCTTTGCAATTCCCTCGAAAGGTGCTCTCTTCAAGATCTGCACGTCGCCAAGATAAGTCTTTACTTCAAACTGCATGTTAGACATCGTTTATACCTCCTATAGATAATTTTTCAAAATGTCATCACTCTTCTCGCCGCCGTCACCATAAATCTTCTCGGCGATCTTTTCTGCCTGTGATTTTTCATCTCCGCCCTTTCCGCCTTTTCCTCCAGGAAGCTGCGTTCCATCCATGAGTTTCTCCTTTAGTTCTTTTTCAGCAGCCTCTTTCTTCTTGTTCAGTAAGGCAACGATTCCATTCGCCCTGCCCTTCGTCGCGTCCGAGTCCTCGGATACGATGCCATCAATGAGGTCTTTGTAATCCTCATCGGTAAGCCCGGCGGCAACAAGGATCTTCTCCGCTTCAAGTTTGCTTACCTGCTTTGCGAAGGATGCCTGAGCATCCTGAGCGTCCTTAAGGGCCTTCTGGATCTTCTCCTCATCAGTGAGACCGGCCTCTTGGAGTTTTTTGTACGCCGCGGAATCTTCTTGGAGCTGCTTAAGCAGTTTGGGGTCAATGATCTTCTTCTTGACCTCCTCAACATCCGATCCGTTAATGTTCAAAAGAGCAGATATCTGCTCGTCAGTCGCATCTGGAAACTGCTTTTTGATGTCTTCTCTTGTCATAATAAGTTCTCTCCTTTTCGTGTCAGTGACTACACTTTTTTGACGCGGGGCGCTCCGCTCGTCACCTGCCGTCTAACGCTCTGGCCTGCTTATTTTTATGTGACGGGTCATTATCGAAACCTGTGCCCTCCCGATCCTGCCCTATCTTTCAATGCGACGTGTTCAGGCGCATACGCAACCTTTTCATCTTTCGTGTCGAACAATATTTTCTTCCCGCATCCGGCGCGCGGACACTTTACCTCGCCCAAACCGTCAAACCTGCCTAAAAGTTTGTTGCAGTTCGGGCAACGAACCTCGATCAACCGTCACCACCATCCTTTCCAACGGACGCAAGGTCGATTTTCCTCTTCTGTTCTGCCTCGAGTTCACGCTCCTTTTCTTCGGCGGTCTTATACAAAGCATCCAAATAAGGCTTAGACTCCGTATAAGTCTTTTCAGGATCTCCCCAAAGATCACATGTCTGTATCGCGATTTTAGGGCTGATTCCTTTCGTGAGCAGATAAACAAGGGCTTGTGCCTTAACAAGCATGTTGTCCGTCTTGTTTCTGGTGATTTTAATGCCTATGTCAGCCACGGTCAGCTCATTTTTAATCTGCCCCTTCGTTTTCAGGATGTTTAGGACGATTTTCAGAAACTCCCTCTCGGATCTCTTTGTCGCGGGCTCGTTAATTTTCGCCCTTTGCTCCGCGAAATCCCATCCGTTACGTAGATACACGGCCTGTCCCGTGTCTCCTCCGGTGTTTTGCTCCCTGCTCGGCATTCCCTCAATGATGAGCATATTTTTGTAAAGGTCATCCTTGAGCGTCTGCGTCTGCTGCTGATTAAGCTCGCTCGATATGCTGTTAACATCGGCCGGAAGGGAAGGGTTAACCGTCTTTACCTTGATTGCGCCTATCTTGCACATCTTGATAAAAGTGTTCTCGTCAATCTCGCAGTTTACGAACTTGATAAATGCCTGTACGAACTGCTTCACCCCGTCAAGCCTGTTAGACTGCAACTCATTAAGCGCGTCCTGCATGGTGATGATGACTTCCACATCAGATAGTCGCCTCGGATTGTTGGGGAATTCTACCAAAAGGATCCTTCCATGTCCGTTAATGGATGATTTCTCCGCTACGAGCCTATCGCCCTTGATGCAATACACATAACTCTTCGTCGTGCAGTAGTATTCTTTGTTGCCCTCCTCGTCCTCACATATGGAAACACTCATGAGGGGAGGATTTCCTTTCGCCGGAGAGTAAATAATAAAATTGTCCCTCGGATCTGGGGAATCAATATTGAAAAGCGGTTCTCCCGGCTCAACTTCCGTCTGCTGCAGGTGCCAAACCTCGCGGTACGCCGTTCCCATGGAGCTTTGATAGTCCCCAAGAACAATGTCGTAATAATCCTTACTCCGAGTCTCCATGAACTTATTAAGCTTGTCGATCTCGGCAGAGATTTCCTGGTTGTCGCCATTGCTGACGTACTGAATTGGTTCGCCATAGTTCTGTGCCGTCTTGAACTCAACAAATTCCAGCGGGTGGTTCTCAACAATCTTACTGTTGATTTCTGGCCGTACGTCCTTTTCCCGATACAGGACTGGCTGGTCTCCTGACACGTAATGATACAGATAGTCCATCTCGCGTCTGTTCTGTTTATGCACCGTCAATGCATTATTCAGTTCTTCAATCGCCTGTTCCGCGGAAGTGATGGTTTTTCGTTTGCTTACAATCATCTTTCTTCCGTAGTAGCCATGGCACACATCATGAAATGGTTTAACATTGCGATGCCACACGCCATTCGCCATAATTTCTCACCTGCCTTTTGTTGCACGAAAAAACCGCCATGAGCA